CGAGATCGCCGATGGCGGAAAAACACCCAGAAAACTGAAAACATTTTTTTTGAATTAGCAAGGGCGAGCGATTCTCATTTAGCCGAGATCGCCGATGGCGGAAAAACACCCAGAAAACTGAAAACATTTTTTTTGAATTAGCAAGGGCGAGCGATTCTCATTTAGCCGAGATCGCCGATGGCGGAAAAACACCCAGAAAACTGAAAACATTTTTTTTGAATTAGCAAGGGCGAGCGATTCTCATTTAGCCGAGATCGCCGATGGCGGAAAAACACCCAGAAAACTGAAAACATTTTTTTTGAATTAGCAAGGGCGAGCGATTCTCATTTAGCCGAGATCGCCGACCGCGGATCCACCGGGGACAGCCCCGAGCGCGCTCTAAATGTCCGCTTTTCGCCCTGGCGGAGAAGGGGACACAGGAGACGGCGGCGGAACCGCACCCGCACCCACAGCACCCGGGGAGGAGGCATTCGCGCCCGGCTCTGTCCGGGCCACTGGCCCGGCCCGATCCGTGCGCGAGTCATCAAGACGCGCAACGAATTGGGCGCGGTCCGTGTATGCGTCGAACGGCGGACTATCAATCCAGCGACGGCATTGGAGTTGATCCAGCCCCGCATCAGTGCCTTGATCGTTGACACAGCGACACCTCGAAGCAGTCGCCACACAACCGGCCACGCGGGGCAGATTGCGGACCACGCGGACCGAATCGTAAGCGGGGGCCGTTTCTGGCCGACCGGGCACGACCGGCACAAACTCGAGGAGCTTCACAGCAGGATCAGCTTTAGCAATCGTCGGTTGAGCAGCTGGTGCACCGACACCCGGAGCGGCAACAGCGGACGCAACGACGCCCGGTTCGAGTTTCTTCGAGATCGAGGACCAGACCATCCAAACACCACCGCAGCCCAAAAGCACGACCACAGCCAGCATCATCATCGCAGGGGGAACGGTGTAACGCCGTTTGATGTGCAGACTGCTGGACTTGTAAAGGCTAAATGTTTCCTTGGGGAGCTTCCAAGGCTTTTTGATGGGCGCGGAGTGGAACGCTTTGGGATCACTCACTTCCGGCCATTCATAGAACCAACGGCCCAAAAGCCCAAGGTCGCGGAGATGAATGTGCTGCCCAACCAAGTTGCGGATATGCGAGTCGACGAAGTTGGGATGCTGCGTCATCAACAGGAACGTGACGCCGGTATGGCGAACCGTCTCGAAAGCCGCGACATGCTCCGGCACCTTGGACGCGGAGGCCCGGAGACGAAAAACGCGCTGCGCCTCGTCGAGCACAATCAACGAGTTCGGGGGAAACGTGAAGTACGGCATCATAAGGCCGGGATTCTCGGGATCTTCCCGCAGCTCCGTCCACTCGTTAATAGGCGGAGTCGGCGAATACGGCAACGTCAATTCGGGGATGCCCATCACGAACAGGGGACGGCCAGCAGCCACGGCTTCCATCATGATCTGAACGGCCAGCGCCGTCTTGCCGCCGCCAGGCGTCGCAGTGATTAGAGTGATCGGTTTGTCGGCTGTACTCATGACAGTTTAGCGAAACGCTTGAGAATCATCAGAGAAACCCCGGCCATGACACCCCCGGCGAGAATGGACAGAGCAGTGAAAATCCCGGCCATGGCAACAATCGATGCGATGTCAGCAGGCATCCCGCCGACCGCGGATTTAGCGCCATTCAGCGCCGAAGTGACCGCCGATTGGAGGCCGACGAAAGTAATCGTGCCGACACCGATAGAGACAAGCGCTTGACGGACAACCGGCCCCGCCAGTGCAACCAACCAAGTTCCAGCCCCCGCCATTATTCGACCCTCCGAGCCATGCCCAAAGCGATAAGGACGGCACTAAGCCAAGCGAACCCGATAATCGGATACCTCATGATAGACGCGTACGTGCAGACCGGCGACCATGAGTAGCGGATTGTCTCGCCGTGTAGCTGCATAGTCCTATCAGAAGGACAGGAACCATTGTCGGGACCCCATCCAGAATCAGGCGTGATACTCACGGTCCTGTCGACATTCGATATCGAAGGGTCCGGAGGAACATCCAAATCCGCACAGGCCAAGATTTCTGGATGTAGCTTGCAAAGGTCGGTTTGCTCGGTCGGCGGAACCGGGGAACCATTTGACGTCACCGGATCGCCATTGGAGTCGACCTCCTGCTCGACGACTTGCAAATCAGCAGTATCAGGAGCGGACGGCATCGGAGTCACCCTAGCACGATCCTGAACACGCTGACCCGTGACCGGGTCAACTACAGGGTCACCAAGCGGCACATCCTTGTAAGGCGGATTAAAGACCGGCTTATCCGTAGGAAGGGGGACCCCGCGCCGAACGAGATCGAGAATAGCATCATCCGGCCAGTAACCCGTTCGAGCCGCATCCCAATCGGACTCAACCGCCGGGACTTTTGACCCAGAGACACACACCCCATTGACAAGCGTATATCCCGCACCACACGGCACCATACTCGATTTCGCTTTGAGCCAAATCGAAGCCTGTTGCCCACCGCCACAAGTCCCCATTTTTGACCAACCCGCGCCCGGACTAGATGCTGAATACGTTTGTGTCAGCCACATATTCCCATCCCCGCCGTCGCAGTTAGTCCCCACCTGAGGCACGAGAGTGCACAAGTTGTAACCGGGTGCGACCGGACAAATTTGCGTAGAATAATACTGCGCGAGAGTCCCAGGAGGCGCATTCGTCATCGCAACGGAACCCACGTACTCAATGCCCTTCGAGAGAAGATAAGACGCAACCGCCGACGTTATCAACCCGCCGGGATTGGCCCGAACAGCGACCACGGCAGCAGCCGCGGCACTCGCGGCGAACGGGATAGCAGCAGTGAACGCGACGGGAACCCCCTGCACGACAGCAGAGGCCGAAGCATTAAGGCGCGGAATGCCGGCCAAACTGACAACGGAATAATCCTGCGTAACTGCAGGCACAGTCCCCTGATAGTGATAACCATCAGCCCGCTTGACGACGCCCAACCCTTTCCAAGTCAGCGGGACACCAGCGAACGCAGAGACAGCGAACCCGCCGAGCAAAACGCCGAGCAGAAAATACGCGAAAAGCCGGTACCAAAGTTTCATCGGGTGATGATGAGAGCGGGGAGAACGATGAGCAGGAACCCGGCCCACATATAGACGTCTGAGATGTTCATCGATTCAGCCCAAAGCCCATGACCTTAATGGCGTAGGCAGCGACCATCGCGGCAGCGACGCCCCACCCCAACAACATGCCGTCATCGAAGTTCGCCTTGGTGTCGCAGTTCTCAAAGGTCAGGGCGGGGAGAGCAGACGAACTTGCGAGAGTGAGCGACCCACCGGAAACGCTGTACACATTGACGACCCACGCCGAACCCGACCAGACGAAATCCGAGATGTAGGACGTCGAGCCGGGGTTCATGAATGCGGGGTTCGATGTCCAATGCGCGCCGGTAGCTTCCGCCAGTGACGGATAACAGACGCCTTTGAAAAGGAACCCCGCAGACATGACGACGCGACCCGAATTAGGCGCCGCGCTTCATGTACTTCACGACCGCCACGCCAATGACGATCAGAAGACCGAGAACGGCAACAGCAGACGCATCGACAGCGCCTGCGGTCATGTCGGTAGTGACGGCAGCCGGGACGGCGGCATGAACGGACCCGATCAGGCCGACCAACGAAGCGGGAACGAGGTAATTACGCATGATGTGTACTCCTTTCAGGAGGTTGGAAAAGCCCGGACCGGTATGCCTACCAGCACAGGCGGGGGGGATCGCATAGGCGCGCTGCGCCTATGCTTTGGAGGCCAGCAATGCTCAAAACCTCCGAAACAAAGCGATAGTAACAAGGCGGGAAACCGTGCGAATGACTGTGTCCAGTACCATCTGGAGAACCCTCATGCCGCCACCCTGTACCAGTCCGGAACGGCGAGGGGCTGCAACTCAATGACACGGATGCGGGTACAGAGCCGGGTAACGTCGATTGGTTGAGAGATGTCAAGACCGTATGACATCAACTGGGAGCGCCACCGCGCACGAGTGCGATAGGTCACCGAACCGCCCTCGTAAGGATTCTCGCCGTTCAGGTAACTGCGAGCGATCAACCCCAGTTTGCCGGGTATGTCCTGAATCTCCGTCACGGTTACCTGATTGCGGGTAAGAACCTGCGCGAATTTCCCGTAAATGACGTTTTCCATTGTTTGCCCTTCCTTGTTGATCGTTGCCCATGCCGTAAGAGATTGGAGGCCCGTGTCCGCGAGCTCCCGAGCTTTAAGCGACACCTCGTAGCGGAGAATGCCGAACTGTTCGCAGTACTGGCGAACCTCGTCAGAAACGTGTTTGCCGAGTTGGTCGCCCTTAAAATAGAGTTTTTCGTAGTGACGTTTAGACCCCTCGTTCCACGTGATCCCGTTGCCGTAATTGCGCGGATTTTTCCCCGAATTGCGAGCAGTCCCCTGACCCGACATCCAGTGAAGGACGCGAAAGGCGGCTTCCCGGTTGCCCGCCGAGAAGTTCGCGGTAAGGTCCACCCGGGTGATCACCGCGCCGAGCTTCAGGAAATTATCCGCACGCGCCTGCGGCACATTCTGAACATGTTGGCAGTTCTCGAACGCCGGCAGACCGATAGCGGCAAGGATTTCGTTGCACTTGGCGACCGTAGCGAGTACTCCATCACCAAAAAGATTGTCGGGCCGACCGAAGCGGCCCACGTTGCCAGACAGTTCCACCCGGCGACCGTCGCAACGCACAGAAACCTTAGTCTCAAAACTACCTTCATGTTCCATGCGCCGACTTACGGTGTACTCAGCAAAGGTGGCATCGAACATCGGACGAATTTCCCCGGTTTCCAGGTCGATTGCCTTCGAGAATGCGCCCGGCTCGAAGCGGACGACGTTGCCATCATTGATCACCGGAAGTTCGACCCCAAAGTGATCCTGATAGATCGTGATCCAATCGCAGAACACAGCGAAACCGATAGGACAGGAGAGGTCAAGAGGACGAATGTGGACAATTTTGTCCACTTCGGTACGTGTAACTAGACCGTACCGCCCTCCAGCGCTTCGCGCTTCCGGATCCGAAATAGGATGCGCTCCCACCGACCCCGAAGAACTGCCGCCAACACCATGGGTCGGCACCATCGACAGCGGGGGCAGGGGAGCGCGAGAGAACATCAGGGGACCAGCCGCGATTCGACCGAAGACATGACCGCCTCAAGCGCATCAATGCCCTGCTGGCACGCGCGCTCAAAATCATCCAACACAAGATACCGAGCGCTAGCAAGAGTGAGGCTGAGTTGGTCCCGCTGAAAACGGCAATAGACCAACGTGCGTTCAGCACGGACGCGATCTACAGACATGCTGTCGGGGGTCATTAGGCGACCCGCTGAGGCTGTTGCGCGGCCAAGGGCACCAGAGCGATGCGCCCGATTTCCAGACCGGAAAAGCGATTGATGAAATACGAGGAATCGCCCAAGGTGTAGACACCCACGGGCCAAGCCAACTGTTTGCGGTCGACATCGATGTTCAGCACGACACGCTGCGGGAAAGGACGGGGACGCCCATCATTGCCGGGTAGAGTCACCCACACTTCCTGCTCGTAAAAAGTCAGGGTCTTGCCAGCATTCGCGCCAGCTTTCGGCGTGATGTCACGAGGTTGGAGAACGTCGGATTTAACTTCGATGCGGATTGTCATGGTGCCTTGCTCCTGCGGGTTAGGTTAGGTCCAAAATCGGACAGGCGAACGATAAATCCAAAACTGGACAGTTGTCAACGTCCATATTTTGCCATTACGACAAACGGGCCGTTTCACATCGTGAACGGCTCGCCCGGTCGCCGGCGGGACGGAAAACATAGATCGAACAGAACACCTTGAAGCGTCGCGGCAGCGCCGCGCCGTGCTTGGGGGGGCACAAGACCCCCCCGGCGCATCTCGCGGGAAAAAATCCGCGAGACTGAAAACGGAACTTGTTGATGCGGTGTACCGCCTGAGGGTGAAACAGCGACGGAACAGAGCGAGTAGAGCAAAAGCAGTCTGTAGAGCGGCGGGGCAGTCAGAGCCTGTCCGAGACAAAAAGCGACGCCGGATTACCCGCTACTCGCATTTTGCTACGCCGGCGAAATCTGACAAACAATCCATGCGCTAAAGCGCCTTGACGCCATCGCATGGCCGGCCGGCGCCGGCCCGAATGATTAACATCGCAAAACGTCTCCCGACGCTAAGCGAAAATCGAGATCGCCGATGGCGGAAAAACACCCAGAAAACTGAAAACATTTTTTTTGAATTAGCAAGGGCGAGCGATTCTCATTTAGCCGAGATCGCCGATGGCGGAAAAACACCCAGAAAACTGAAAACATTTTTTTTGAATTAGCAAGGGCGAGCGATTCTCATTTAGCCGAGATCGCCGATGGCGGAAAAACACCCAGAAAACTGAAAACATTTTTTTTGAATTAGCAAGGGCGAGCGATTCTCATTTAGCCGAGATCGCCGA